CTTCTGATTCTAAAGGCTACATAAACAAGGCTGGACTTCTTAAAGAAGGGATTAATAAAGGATTAGATTATTATTACTCTAATTCAGAGACAGCTGTCAGAGAACGTGCTAGGAAAATCGATGCAATTCTTAACAAAGAAATTAAATCAGATTCTACTAAAGTAGAGTTATTAGAATTAATTAAAGAAATGATGGACGAATATGCAATTGAATATCATGATAGTGCAAAACCTTATTAAAACACACATACCAAATAACACACATGAAACGTTCACAACTAAAACAAATCATTAAAGAAGAGGTACAGATACTATTGAATGAGTCTAAACAGAATGTGCGTTTAGATGATTTAACGTTTGATAAGTTGAAAACTATCTTCCCTAACAAGTTTCAAAAAAAGAGTACTACGCGAATCGTTAACGGTGAGCAAGAGGATATGTATAGGGATGGTATTAATTTTCCTCAACTTGGTAATATGGTTGCTGTTCGGTCAAACTCGGATTTAGAGGAGTGGAAGGATTATTTCAAAAAGCGTTATGGTAATGTTGACGTTGAGTTGGATCCTAATAGTACTGTATGGTATCAACTCGTTCAAATTAATGATCCAAAGTTTCAGAGTGACGATAAACAACATACATCCGCTGTGCAGGACTTTTTAAGAGAGGGCACCTCTTTGGATAGTATTGTAAGGGAAGAAACGCAAAAGTTTGTTGCGTTGCAAGAGAAGAAAAAAAAGTTGTATGAATTTGTTGATAAAGCGGTAGGATCAGAAGTTGTATCGATGGTGTATGAGATTGCATCTAATCACGGATACGCTGGATCCTGCTCTAAGCAATATAAAACAATCGCTAAGCAGGTTCTTGACATTTTACCTCAAATTTCAAAGGAAAATCGTAAGGCGTTTATACGAGAGGTTAAAAATACAGAGAGGTTAATGGATGTTGATGAGATTATATTAGTGTAAGATCGGGTAGATCTATATAGTTAAAAAAAACCAAATAAACAACAGAAATGCGGGCAAATGTCCGCATTTTTTGTATAATAAAATGAGGTAAGTGGTTATGTTACTATTTATAATAAACACAAAAACAACTAATCATGAAAAAGATAATTGATTGGCTTTCTGGTTTATTAAAAGACGAGAAAGGTACACCATCATCTAAGCGATTTGTAGGAATTTTAGCAGGGTTGAGTTTATGTACTACATTAATTCTTAACCAATTCACAGAGGAGCATGTTGCACCATCCCCAGTATTAATTAATGCAGTAGCAGCTTTAGCATTTGGTGCTTTAGGTTTAGCTTCAGTAGATAAGATTTGGGGAGGAAAAAAGGATCAAGATAAAACTGAAGAATAATGTTATTAAAGGTAGGATCAAGAGGGTCTGAAGTAAACCAACTTCAGGAATTTTTAAAAATAGGTGCAGATGGCATCTTTGGTAAAGGTACAGAAACAGCAGTTAAAAACTGGCAAATAAAAAATGGTTTAACTGCTGATGGTATTGTAGGCCCTGCTACATGGCTAGCAATGGGATTAGATGAATTAGCAACTACAGATAAATCCGAAGCAACATATACAACTGAAAACGGTTTAGTAATTAACAGACATTATCTACCTAAAGACGAATATAAACAAGGCCCTATAAAAGCAGAGTGGTTATTTTTACATCACACTGCAGGATGGAATAATCCTTATAAAGACATAGATAGTTGGGGTGGAGATGCAAGAGGTGCAATAGCAACTGAGTTTTTGATAGGTGGCCCTAAAATTAATGGAGGTAACACAGACTACGATGGTATAGTTGCTCAAGCATTCCCTGCTGGAAACTGGGGTTACCACTTAGGAAAAAATGGTTCCCAAACAATGCATAAAAACTCAGTAGGTATTGAAGTTTGTAATTTTGGATACCTCGTAAATGGTAAAGCCTATCAAGGTACTACCGCTGAAAAATCACAAATCGTAACATTAAATAAACCTTTTAGAGGATATACAGACTGGCATAGATACTCAGATACTCAAATAGAATCTCTACGAAAGTTAATTTTACATATTGCAGATAGAGATAACATCGATGTAAGAGCAGGCTTACCAGCTTTAATTAAAGAAAAAGGAGCAGATGCTTTTGAATTCAATGAGGATGCCTACTACGGTAGAATAAAAGGTTTATGGACTCATACTAACACCAGAAAAGACAAGACAGATATGTTCCCACAACCAGAATTGATGGACATGCTTATTAGTTTATAATAAAAAACTTAAATCATTATCTTAGAAACAAAGATTATGGATTCGTATTAGAATTAATTTTATACAACCTATAACCCTACACTAAAGATGACCAAACCTACATTCATGAAACTAACAATAGCTGGATCAGCATCAATAGGATTTATTTGTTCCTATTTTATGGAATTAACAATGGCCAATGCTGAACAATATTTAGCGGTTGCTGCTGTACTTCTATTAGATGGATTTTTTGGTGTAATAGCAGGTATTAAAAGAGAAGGATTTAAAACCTATAAAGCCCTAAAAGTATTAAAATCATTAGCAACATGGGAAATAATTCTTACAGCAATTCTAATGATTGAAAAAGGTTTTGAGGGTACTAGCTGGTTAAGTGAAACAGTTATTACCCCATTTATAGTTTTTCAATTAATGTCTGCTCTTAAAAACGCTTCTATGGCAGGTTTTATCAAAAATGAGTTATTAAACATTATATTAGACAAAATCGATAAACATAAAGGCAAAAGATCATGAAAAAATTATTAAATAGTGTTACTGATACACGTATGGTGTATCTTTTAATGTCATTTGTACTTCTTATAGGATATTTCACACAATCTTGGGGTATAGTAATTTTTGTAACATTTATGTTAAATGTTGGTGTGTGGACAGGCTTCTGTCCTTCAAAATGGTTCTTCGGTAAATGTGGATTCAAAAAATCCGAATTGTAAAAAATGAGTACTTTAGGGGGTATATCGTTTAATGCTAAAATTTCATTAGCAATTGCAGGCATTATTATGTTAACCTTCTTTTCAGTGCAAACTTGTATTGTATTTGGATTATGTGAACCCTCTTTAGAATTAGCTAAATTTGGTTGGGGTTGTGTACTATTCTTTATGCCTCCTTTTTTTAAAGTAGTTAGTGAGTTTTTATATAAGAAGAAAAAAGTAACTGAAGAATTGGATAAACAAATACATTCGTTCAAACGATTTGAAGATTTTGTACAAGAAGCCACAATTGTTACTAAAGCAGATTCAAAAGCAAAGATAACATATGTAAATGAAAAGTTTGAAGAGGTATCTGGTTGGAAATTTGAAGAAGTTAAAGGAAGAGATCACGTTATAGTTAACTCAGGTACACAACCTAAAAAATATTGGAAGGGTATGTATGATACAGTTCATCAAGGTATGATTTGGCACGATGTAGTTACCAATAAACGAAAAGATGGTGGTTTTTATTATGTGGACACATACATTAAAGCAAATTTTGATGATGATGGTAATGTGATTGAATACGTCTCAGTTAGACAAGATCTTACTGATATTATTAAAGCAACAGATGAAATTGCTCAAAAGAATATTTACTTAGAACACGCCTCTAAAATTATTAGACATGATATGCACTCGGGTATTAACACATACTTACCTAGAGGTATCAAATCGTTGAAGAGAAGATTATCTGAAGAGCAAATCAAAGAGTTAAGAATCCAAGCACCTCTACAATTAATAGAGGATGGATTAAAACACGCCCAAAAAGTATATTCTGGAGTTTATGAATTTACTAATTTAGTAAAAAATAATGCTCAAATGTCTGTAACTAAGTGTAATATAAAAAACATTCTTGAAGATTATTTACGCCTTACAGCTTATAAAAATCAAGTTATTTTAGATGAGAACTTACCAAAAGATCTAAAAGCAAATGAAGCATTATTCTGTACAGCTGTTGATAATTTAATTCGCAATGGTCTTAAATACAATGATTCTCCTACTAAATGGGTTAAAATATACTCTGAAGAAAACTTTATATGTATACAAGATAACGGGCGTGGATTAACCTCAGAAGAGTTTTGGGAGCTTTCTAAACCTTATGCTAGAAGAGAAAACCAAAAAGAACAAGGTACAGGATTAGGACTTAACATCTGTATTGAAATTCTTAAGGAACACGGTTTTGATATTATTATTGGAAAAGTTAAAAAAGGTACTAAAATAAAAATAAAAATAAACTAATGATTAATACATTAATGTTAATTGATGATGAAAACTTATTTCATCTAGTGTTTGAGGATGCATGTTCAATTTTGGATATGGCTTTATCATTTGAAGCTTTAGACAGCTCAGATGAAGCCGACAGACTATTTAAAAAATGGTTTCCTAATGATCCAGATCATGAAAGACCAGAATGTGTATTTGTAGATTTGAATATAATTGGTTCATCATTTGATGGTATTGAAATGATTAGAAAGATTAATTTTGAATATGGGGATGGAGTAGTAATAGGAATTATATCATCATCAGAAGATGAGGAAGAAATTGAAAGAGCTAAGAAAGTAGGTGCTCAATTCTGGATTATTAAATCAGATGACATTGAACCTCGTTTAGAGGATTTTATGGGTGATTATGAAGCTTATAAAGCTAAGTCTGCTCCTTTTAAGATTTATAGATGATGATTGAAATAACAGAGCATACTAGAAATGTTCTACTAGAGGTTGCAAAAAAGAAAAAAATCTATGTAGAAGGTAATTTTCTTAAAATCCTCAAAGCACCAGAAGGAGATGAGGAGTTTGAGCATTATCTTAAAATATGCAAAGAAAAAGATGTTAATACTCGTAAAAAACGATTAGAAGTAACTAAACAAGTTCAACAACAAAATAAAGAACTTGAAGCAGCAGCAAAGGAGAATAATAGGGTAAATAAGCAACTATCAAAAGCTTTAGATGAAACTGAAAAAGCAATGGAAGAAGCACGTGTTGCTGAAAAAGAAGCTATGATTGCTAAATCAGAAGCTGAAAAACTTAGAGATGCTGCTATGGAGGATTTAGATTCCCTCCAAAAACGTACCCAGTTTGAGTTAATGGGGCTTATTGTGAGGGTTGCACTTTGGGTTATACTTGGGGTTGGATTGTTAACAACTGCTTTGTATTTATATGTATTATCAACGGGTGCTGATTCCAAAATAATTGAATCTACATGGTCCAACTTATTTGGTATCTTACTTACCAATTCATTTAGTATTATTGGTACTATAATGGGTGTTAAGTATGCATCTAGTTCAAATTCAAATAAGAATGATTAAATATGATTTAGGAATAGTGTCATGGAGTGATCCTGTCAGGCCAAGTGTATGGAGTGCTAGCACACCATTATCCGATCCTAGCATCCTCTTAGATTTAGAAGCCGGCTGTCATGTAGATCATGAGGGTTTTGATCTTAACGTTATAGAGCAAGCTTACTATACCAGAGAGGGTATCCAACTCACTCACGATCCAACTTTATATAAAGATGGTGCTGGAGTTCAAGGCACTAACGCAATAATACAGCCGTGGGCAACACAACACATTAGTAACAAATCTGTGATGCAGTTAGTAGTTGATCATAGCCACTTTGTTTATCGATATCCAATCGGTGGTTTGGCAAGAGAGCAGGTATTTGAGCATGTACCACAGCGACCTGAGTTAGCTCGACTATTATCAGCAGAGTTTAAGTGTGGTTTAGATTTCTGCATAGACGCATTTAGTCCTCAACGTGTTGAACCCATTGTCCATATAGAATGGGATTTTGATGATTACGATGAAATGGTTAAAACTAGTAAAGAGGTTAAGACTATCGTAAGCGAAATAGATTGGGATGAAGTTGTACCGGTGATTCTTCGTTATAATGACCTTGCTCGTAAAAATAAAGTCGATGCTTTTGAGCAAGCAGACACAAGATCACAGCTACTTTTTGGTAAAAAGAGCTATATTCTTCGACCAACATTATAACCGATACTATTTATTAGAAACCGTATATAATGATAAAGCTACTTAATTTAGTGAAAAAGCCATTAGAGGAGTGTGTTATTGCACGCATGAATATCGATGGTAATGTAGTTTTAGCAAAGAATAGAGATAGAATGTATGCTCCAGAATTGGAGGTAGTGCATGAGTTAGTTAATGGTGTTGAGGTTGTGTATATGCACGACTTGCTTACCGATTGGAGTGAAGGAATGAATTCAAATGGAATCGGTATTGTTAACGCTTCTTTAATGGTTGGTTTTGATGAGAAGGAGGGAGATCTTGCTAAGGATAAAGCGAAGAAGGGTAGTTCTGGAAAACCTTCCTACGATGGATTAAAGATTCGTACTGCATTATCTAAGCCAAAATTGTCTGAAGCTATTCGTTCAGTTATTAGCTTTAAAGGAGAGGATGATAAGGATATAGGTGTGAAAGGTATGACGTTTGTGTCAAACGCTCGTCACAGCTTTGTAGTAGAGATGACATCTAAGGACCTTCCATCCATTAAACGGATTGGTGAAACTGAATTAATTACTAGAACTAATCATGGAGTTGCATATCCTAACACAGGATATACTGGAGGGATTAAGCGAGACTCTTCCGTATCTCGTCAAGAGCTAGCTTATAATGCGCTCAAGGCAATTTCTTCTAAAGAAGAGGTATTGGATGCTATGTCTCGGCAGCATAGCAGTGATAAATTTATGAATCCGTATCGCCGAGATAATAGCTATGATATGGCTACTTCATCTCAGGTGATGATGGATTTGACCGGTATGCGATTTGAGTTTAGACATGATGCAGGTGAGTCGTTGTTTAAAGGATTAGTGAATAAGTTACCAAAAGGATATGAGCCAAAAATTGAAGTAGTCATAAACACAACAACAGATGATTAAACTGAAGCATGTTTTAATAGAAGCTAAAACTGGTTGTCCTGCTGCAACTCAGGATATCAACATAAATCTAGCAAATAGACAAAAAGCAATCGATAAGTATCATTATGGACCAGCTAATCCAGATGAGCCTGGAGATTATTGGAAAAAGGCTGCTAGTGTGTGGAAAATTAATGAAAAGACGGCTAAAACAATGAAGTGTGCAAATTGCGCAGCATTCGATGTGTCTGATCAGATGTGGAGTTGTATAGAGAAGGGTATACAAGGTGGTGAAGATAGTGCAGATGCAATGGCTAGCATTGAGAAAGCTGATATAGGTTATTGTAATTTCTTACATTTTAAGTGTGCTGGTTCTCGCAGTTGTACAGCATGGGTTCATGGTGGAGCTATTGATACAAAAGATCGTACAAATGATTAAACTTAAAGATGTAATGCCGTTTGGGTATGCTAAAGTAGATACTACTAAGAAGCCTGATTTTGACCGTAATGCTTTCTATGAAGAGTATATTACAAATTTAGTGCCTTCTAACTTCATCATTAAACGTGTAAAAGATAAGATAATTGTGCAAGTTAAAAATGATTAAACTTAAAGATATTCTTACCGAGATCATCTCACAAAGCGAGTTAGATTCAATCGAAAGCTATCTCGACAAGCTGTTCGCAGCTATTGGAATTGATGTAGAGTTTACACGTCACTTTTTAGATCGAGTTAATGATGCGCGTAATCGTAAGCAGATAGAACCAGAAGAGCTTGAGGATTTGTTTGCTAAAACTTATGAGGATTATGGGCAAGAGATCGCAAAGCTAGGTCCAGATGCAGAAGCTGTCATAGTTGATATGGATTCTAATATCAATGTTCCTTTTGTGCTCAAATATAATTCATCAACTAAAAAATTAGAGCTGATCAGTAAGACTGTGATGCGTAAACAAAACTTCCAAACAAGCAATAAAAAGTTGACTGTTTGATATAAATTTTGTATAGTTACATATGGAAAAAAGACTATTTAACACATTTCAAATTGAAAACAGATTAATAGATTTATCGGACACTCTTAACGATAAATATCCTTCAAACATGGATGCAAAATCAGCTCCAGTGTTATCACCCATCCTACAAGGAGGTGTAACATTCTTCTCAGATCTGTCAAGATTTTTGCTATTTGATGCTTATGTTGATTATATAGGCATATCTTCTTATAATGGAAAATCACAGGGTAGTTTTGATTTATATAAGGCGTGGAATGTATCAATTCAAGATCGCGATGTTTGGTTGATAGATGATATTGCCGATTCCGGAAACACTCTTGCATATCTTGAGAAACTAGCTTACAGTAAGGGAGCTAATCATGTATATAAAGCAGTCCTACTTAGACGTAAAACGTGTATGCTTGACTTAGATTTTAGTGGATTTGATTTAGATGATGAGTGGGTATTTGGATATGGAATGGATCATCCAAACGGATTAGGAAGATTAAGTGATTGTATTTATCAAGTTTAATTGTTTTACTGGCTATTTATTAAAAAACGCATAAATGGCAAAAATTCCAAAATCCGGCATAGCGAATGCTGAGCTTATACAAGCATCGCACATTGTAAATATCATTGAAGCGTTAGATGGAACTGGCAGCTATGATATAGATGCGACTGGCTCCTTCAGTGGATCTTTCCAAGGAACGTTTAGTGGTGATGGATCTAATATTACGGGAGTAACGGGTGAATGGGATGGATCGCATGTTGGCAATGCTAGCATAACTGGTTCATTAGAGGTTACTGTTGATGTAACTGCTTCTGCGTTTAATGGGAGTGGTGTTGATATTATTGGAGTAATATCTTCTTCGTATGCTACTACATCTTCATACGCAGTAAGCTCAAGTAATTCTGCATTTTCATTGTTAGCAGCCAGTGCTTCCAGAGCAGAAAATATAGCTACAGCCGATCTAACTCTCGACGGAGATCATACTCACACGCTAGATGGGAATGTCTTACAAATAGGAGGAACTGGATTACTTAGACTAACTCCAGACACTCTAACGACAACCGCATCGTTTAACCATTTCGGCTCATTTACGGTTACTGATAGTATAACGGCAGCAGCATTTACCGGATCATTTAGTGGATCGTTTAACGGCAATGCATCTGGATCGTTTAGCGGATCTTTTCAAGGTGATGGTTCTGGATTGACAGGGACTTCTTTTCCATATACTGGTAGTGCTATCGTTTCTGGAAGCTTGTCAGTTACTGGAAGCATTAACGGAAGACTTACCAGCGATGCTATTGCTATCGATAACACATCTGCAATAAACAATAACGTGTCAGGAAGTGGTATATACCCTGGTATGATCACTTTTATTGATCTATCACAATCAGCAACAAACTCAGTTAGATTGAAAGTCTCGCCAGTAGCTGAGTATCCGATAGGTACTAGGTTTGATTTTTATATCACAGATACTGCAGCTGGAAGTAATCTTTTTAGATTAGAAACAAGCGGCGAGAGCTTTGAAGGCTCTATATTAGCTGTATCAAATGCAAAAATAGGTACTGGCCTTTCTAGTTTGAGGTTGCAGGGAACTGGTAGTGTAGGTGATCGTATAAGTCTCACTAATATGGGAGCAGCTTGGGCTGTAGAAGGTATAACTCAGAATGGTAATGAGTACACTTTTGTGTAAAAAAAATTATAAAAAAAAGCTATAAACTGTTGATTTTCTGGATTATTTTCTGGATATTAGGTTATATAATAACACAATAAAAACAAAAACTATGTTACTACTTTTTATTTCTTTAGAAGCTATTTCATTACTTATACTAGGTATGCTAGGTTACTATTTACATACAATACGTAAAGATAATGAAGAACTACGAGTTAAACTAAAGATTACAACTAGCTTTGCAGATAACTTATCTAAGCGCTTAATTGCTCAAAATAAAGTAAGCAGCGATACGCAAGCTGAGGACAACAAACCTTACAGAAAAACGAGAAGATCTCCAAAAAAACGAAGTGATATAAGTTAGAAAGACGATAAGTAGTCTATGAAAAACAACTATACAGCCTTAGTTCAAAGCGGATTTCTTTCGAAAGCAAAAAAACAGCTAATACAAGCGAGTTCAATCTTAAACGACGATCCTTTTATGGGCATGGATGAAGATTTTGTATGGTATTTCGATCGAAAAGAGAAGGTTTTAGATTTTAACGAATTATATGATACGTTAGAAGTAGCTTCGTTTGTGCAAGAAGCGTATGAAGATGGTGCTGAAGATGATGATGTGATTTTTATGAATTCATCCGACTTTATAATTTTGTGTGGCGCAAAAAAGAAAATTGTTTACAACGTTGTCTTAGAGCAATATGAGCAGGAAGGAACTATTCCATACTTTTTTACTAAGCGGAAGATTAACGATAAAGTAATATGGTTTTGTCTGATTTGGCTCACACTTCCTTTTAATATTCCGTGCTACAATTAGCATTTTTGAAAAAAAAGGCTTATACTTAGTGTAATAAATCACGAAAGCATGGCAAAGAAAAAAATAATCAAGACCAAAGCAAGATTGCCTCGAAGCAAGGAGACACATACGCTAGAGTGCAGGGTTTGTGGAACTCCATCCGAAAGAGGTATTGAAGTTGTAGCTTACACTTGCTGGGAATGTGTGAATGATCTTTGTTCTACCACTGCATTACCTAAACCTAAAAGATCTGCAGGATTTCTTAGAGGTTGGAAGTTTATGAGTGTATTTGTTCATGAGAACGGTACAGTGTATCATAAAGGGGTAGAACAACCGGATCTTAAAGATACATTACCAGCTACACCTAAAAAGGAAACAAAAAAGGATACTCGAACAAGAATGCAAAAAGATAGAGATCGGCAAGCAACTCTTGTACAGATATCTAAGCTTAAAAAGGAGATCAAAAAAGAAAAGCGTGTTACTTATAAACGCAAATTAGAAACAAAACTTAAAACACTAATCAAACAGTTATGAATTTTACACCCGAACAATTACAAGCCAACTACCAAGAATTAATGGGGGTTATCGAAAAGCATTTCGATGGAGAAAGGAAACAAAAACTTATTCAGTTATATACTGATCATGAGGAGCGCATAATGATGATGCCGGCATCTGGAACAGTATACTATCATAACTGCTTTACTGGAGGTTATGTTGATCACGTATTGCGTGTAATTAGATGTGCTTTACAGGTTAAAGCTCTATGGGAAGCTGAAGGTGCTACAATTAACTATACGGATGAGGAGTTGGTATTTGCAGCTCTCAACCATGATTTAGGAAAGATAGGAACAGAAGAAGCTGAGCAATACATACACAATCCATCAGATTGGCACAGAAAGAACCAAGGTAAGCTTTACACGAATAATCCAGCAAACCCATTTATGACTGTTCCTGATCGAAGCTTAAAATTACTAGCTGATCGAGGTATTAAGGTTTCAGAAAATGAATGGTTTGGTATTAAGCTGCACGATGGTATGTATGAAGAAGCCAATAAACCTTATTATGTAGGTTGGAATCCTGATAGTGCTTTACGCACTAATATCCCATATGTATTACATCAAGCCGATATGATGGCTTCCAGAATTGAAAAAGAGACAAACTACTTACTCAATGAAACAAATGCTCCAGCTCCTAAAGTAAAAAAGAGTACAGCATTCAAAGAAGCAGATAAAGAGTCTTTGAAAAATACATTTGATCAATTATTCAAGTAACATGATAACAGCAGTAATAATACTATCAGTAATGTTTAGTATAGCTGGATGGCTAGCCTACGTACAAGTACGTAAAGTACTAAAACTTACAGCTTATTTAGAGCTTTATACGCGAATGATGCTTGTAACAACTGTAAAGGTAGATAAAGCTTATAGAAGAATGAAGGAAGTTGATCGTTTAGGGTCTTTTGAAGCGGACGATGAGACGGGTATGATTTTTCATGAAATAAAACAGGCAACAGTAGAATTAAACGAATTTATTAAACGCTACATAGATGACAGCAACGAAGAAGACTCCAAGGAGCAAAAAAAATAAAAAGCAGTATTTTGGACCTGAGGTAGATCAAAGCATTCTTAAATACAATAGAGAAACAGATCCAGCAGTAAAAAGCAGGATATATCATGACGAGTTGCGTTATCCTTTTGAAAAACTTGTAGAAAACGTAATTCATACTTGGAAATTCTACTACACAGATAATGCAACATTGAATCAGTATCAACACGAAGTTGTTACATTCTTAGTTGAGCGGTTACATAAATTTGATGAAACAAAAGGAAGCAAAGCTTTTAGTTATTTTAATATGATAGCTAAAAACCACTGTATCCTAAACGCTAAGAAGAATTATAAAAAAATTCTCGACCACAAACGCATCGATATTGATACATCCATAGATCTTCCAGCAGAAGACACAGCAGAAGATAATAACCAACTTCAGTCATTTTTTGCAAAATACCTAACATACTGGGAAGATAAAGTTTCATTGTATTACAAGAAAGAGCGAGATCAGCAGTTAGCAGAATCTGTGTTGGAATTGTTTCGTAGACGAGATCGTATCGAAGTATTCAATAAAAAAGCACTGTATATATACATACGTGAGATGACGGATGCTAACACGCAACAAATTACAAAGATTGTAAAAGAGATGAAGATGTTGTGGAAGATGATGTATAGCGACTTTTTAGAAAAAGGGTTTATACCTAAAGATAAAATATATAACCTTAAAGAAAAAGAATAGTTGTGTTGATTCGAGTTTCAAAGGAGGGATTGATTGGATTCTTATTGGAGGAGGTTAAAGCGTGGGAGAAGGTTGGAGGAGGACCAAACTTAGATGCGTTCGAATTTGATTCGCAAAGTGTTGATAAAGCTGAGTTGGAAAGACTCGGCTTTTATGATAATAGAGAGGCTTGGGTGGCTGGTGTACGCATTAAAAAAATATGGGAATACATCGAAGAGATAAAGGATCGCGAGCCGTTCTAAAAAGTATTCTTCCTACCTATTTATTAAAAACAGATACACATGGATAAGGATGCGTTACTATTTGATGATAAATCTTTCTCAGACTTGCTGAGGGATATATACACAAATACAAAAAAGAAGGAGACACAGATCACTGGATTGATTGACCAACTCAAACCAATGATACGAAACATGACTGATGCCTCTATGATGGTACCTCTAATCAAAGAGTATTTAGAAGTATCTGTAAAGAATGATGACAATCTTGTAAAACTTACAGCAATCGTACAACGATTACTCGTATCTAGTGCAAAAGCAAATAGCGGCGATGATGGTGTGCTTTCAGAAGAAGAGAAAGCACAACTGTTAGATGCTGCTCAAGATTTATTAGACAGCAGCAAATAGATGGGATTATTTAATGGACTAACCGGCTTATGGAGTAACTTACCACAAACAGCTCCAATAAAACCCTTCATGCCTTATAACTTGCAGGGTGTTGGGCATGTTATAGACGTTATACTCGATACCAATCATCCGCAGTACGATCCAGAAAAAAACCTAATTGTAGGAACGATTTTTTGGCGAGATGCGTTGAGTACGTATGGTACAAGTCAGACAATCTTTGATGAAACGGGAGGTAACAAGCACGCTAATCCTCTTGACCGCAGTAATATGAAAGTACCGCTTCCAGGAGAGCAGGTTATCATATATAAAGCTAAAGTCAGCAGACTCGATGGACCAGATGCGTTTATGTCCTCTTTACACTATTACGGAGCTGTAGTTGGAATGACTTCAAACACCACTATAAACTCCTCACCCTTTGTAGGTCTTGATCCAGACTTACTCAATCCATTTCTACCTGGCCAGTTTACTGTTAATCAATTAGCTAAGAGGTTTGATAAGAAAATTAAAAACCTTGCTTCCTTTAAAGAAGGAAAGAAACCAATCGTACACAAACAATTACAACTTAACGAAGGAGATTTTATACTACAAGGACGCTTTGGTGGAAGTATTCGTTTTGCTGGAACTCCTATATCTAGCCAACAGAGAGGTCAAGGATGGGCAGCAGGAGATAAAGGATTACCTGGAGATCCAATCATGTTAATGCGTGTTAATGGAGCACGAGGTAATTATGATGATTTAGAAAATACATTATATGAAGTGGAGGATCTAGCAAATGATCCAGCTTCAATATATTTAACAACAACTCAACAAATACAAGTTGAATTAGCTCTGCCAGATAAAGGAACAAAAGCACATCCGCTAGCAACATGGGCTTACGAAATAGGTATTACCGGATTTGTAACAGATGCATCTAAAACAACATCGGATACACAAGACGGAGAGAACACTCGTACGGGTGACAATCAAACAGCACCAAAGCAGGGAGATAAGAGTATCCAAGTCAATGAGATCACGACAGAACCCACATCAACTGATACCTTAATAATACCAGACGAAGATAGTTAATTAACACACTATGGCACTAAGCACTAAACAAAAAGAACTATTTAATACCTGGTCAACCGCTATAAGCTCAGTAGGTGATGATGCAGCGCGTTGGCTTATGTTCTACTATACAGATAAGGAGCTTGCTGATAAATACCTTGAAGTAGCAGGAAGTGCGGAAGATGTTACAAAGTTGTTTGCACAAGTTAGAACTGAATATAACAGCAAGAGTCGTGCCCACATAGACCCTATTACCGCTTTTGACATAGTTAATGGAGTCTTTTGGCCTACAATAGTAACACAGAATGCAGCTATGGTCGATCATCCAAGTGATGATAGTCTGAGTTCAATGAGAGGGATTCCAATTAGCTGGATATTCACATCTCAAGAAGGTCAGATACAGAAAAACGTATTCTTTCCCAAAATCTTTCCCGGAATTAATGGTGCAGGTGGCAGTTCGAATCCAATTCGTGAAGCAGCGTTTACTCTATCTAAAGCTCTCGACGAGTTTGTATTAAGCAGTCCTTCACTAAGTGGTGCAGATCAAAAAGAAGCATTATCGTTGTTGTTTAGAACAGAAACCGCAGCAAAATTGTATTGGATATACTTCGGTGCCAAATCATCTCTAGGAAAACCTATAGACACTCTAAGGTGGTACAATCCGTATTTATCTTACTTTAATTGGACATTGGGATGGCAATCAGGAGATAAAGGCATTACTACACACGGAGTTAAAGATGCTGTTGAGAAATTTATACCAAACTTTTATATAGAAAACGGCATAGATATAGCTGCTATCGGATCGTCAATACAACAAGATAATCCAGAAAAAGCTTTAGGATTGTCGGTTAACGCAACCAATGCAGCTGTACAAGCGCAATACGCATGGTTACAGAAGCAAAAAACCAACGACAGTACCAAGCAATATTATACAGAGTGGTTTAATAAGTTTTTCACAATACCAAAATCACTGATCAATATGATTGTTATAGTGAATGAAAAAGTAAACCTCGATCCAAGTAAACAGTTTACACATACACAACCATGTCGTGAGAGATTGAATAAAATAGGCCTTGCATACCAAAGCGCATTTAAAATAAATATTGGAGATTAGATGGCGGAATATAATTACGAATCGTTAAAACAAATAGTAGCAGCAAACGGTGGGCTAGGAGATCAAGAAGCACCAACAACCTCTCCCCAAGCCCTTCAAGTTTCTGGTACATTTACAATAGATCTAGGAGCGCTTCAAGATGAGGTTTTAGCATTAAAGTTTGAAGAACAAACAGATCAAACCTTTGACTTAAGTGTTAACACGAAGAACAACGACGCTGTTCAACTCACTGGAATCGATAATAGCAAAAACAACGTATACACTCCTACAGTTGGAGGAAGTATGTTTCTTAATAGCGATCGTGTAGTAATAAACGCTAAGAGTGATTTTGCTATGTTGTTTGGACAAAAGGGCGTAGCAATAGGTTCACCACAAAAAGTTAACATAGATAGTGGTAATACAATTACGCTATTTGGACATCAAAACGTATTCTTAGGATTACCTAACAAAGGAGAGGAGTACGATAAAAAATCAACAACAGATAAACCTAGACCAAAATCAGTTGGGGATGGAACTCCGGATGAGTTGTATGAACCAATGGTGTTAGGGCTTAAATTGATTAATTTAATAGAAGATTTGATTGTTACAATCGAAAACGCTGAAATAGCAGGACCAACTGGAAATGGTGTTTTTCAACCATCAACTTTAGCAGAGTTTGAGTTGTTAAAGGTTAGACTTCCTGAGATACTCAGTTCGTATGCTTATCTCGATGGATTAACGCACGAACAGATTGATGAGGAGCGTTTGAAAACAGTTAAAGCTGCTCAAGAGAAAGCAAAGGATTTTGTACCACCAAGAACATTGACCGGCACCTTCAGTGGAGCAGCTGCTGGAATTTCCACAGGAGCTCCAAGCTCACCACTAAACCCAGTTACGTCACCGTATGCAGAATTGCCTGGATACTTTGATACACCTAACGCTGATCCTTATGGTGACACGGGCACACTATAATGGTAGTGTTCATTAAAAAATTGTATAGTAACATATTATGGCAAACTTAAAAGACAAACTATCACAATTCAACGAAGTAGTAATATATACGCAGGCTAGGGACTATTTCAATGCTCTAAACGAAAAGCTAAATGAAGCAGTTGGTAGTAGATTGGATGTAAAAAAAAGCTACCTATCAAAGTATGAATTAGTTGATGATCTTCGAACCCTCCTACGTGAAGATTTTAGAACACAAAAACCAGAAGGAGTGTCAATATCCGACGAGGACTTTGGAATCATAACCCCACTACTAGACACATCAGTTTCTATTATTAACATTGTAAAAGAAAATGAATCTGATTACAATAAGCTAGAATCGTTTCTTAATAACTTAGCAACAAACATTAAAGGAGCGTTTGATCCACCAATCGGACAACCCTTCACAGCAGAAGGATCTACCGTATACCCTATACCACAAACTACTGAGTTAGATCCTAGAAGATATGGACGAGTATTGCAGTTTGAGTCGTTTACTAAAAGTCAAAAGGATTGGTTGATTAATAACTGTTTACTTTACGGATTCACGTTGTATGAAGATTACGGTCTATATTACATAGGTTTCAAGCAAGTACAAACTCAAGCTCAGTCATCAGGTATTGCAAGTCTGATTAATAAATTTCAACAAACACCAATACCTGCAGGTGAAATAAACATATCAGTATCTGCAGTAACAAACGCAAAAGATCCAGTAGTAGGAAACCTTGATATAGCCACACTTTCGGCTCCAGCATATAATAACGATAACCAACCATTTAGTCAACTAGCATATGTGCCTGGAGGACAACTTCTACCACCAGAAACAGCAACAGCAGCGATGCGATTAATATCAGCAGCCAAGTTAGATGGAATAGAGCTGTACGTAGCTTCTGGGTTTAGGCCGGCAGTAGATGGTGGGCAAAGCATTACATGGACAACCGTTTCTGGAAAATCAGGGAAGCTTACTACACAAGAGTCTTTGAGACGTGACAGTAAACGATGGGTCAAGTCAAATAAGTATTATAAACAGTTTGTTGAACCGGGAGATGCCACAGGCACAGATAAACGTGAGTCTGGAACAACGGGTAAGTTTGGATACAAAGAAGGGAAGGAAGCATTTATATACTACGCTTCTTCTGCAGGATATAACGCAGCAACAGCACCTCCAGGACACTCTAATCACGGATCAGGAATTGCAGCAGATTTTAACACTGGAGGACGTAAAAACTTTTCACCACTGAAGGAGCAGAATTATATTTGGTTAGCAAAGAACGCACACAAGTATGGTTTTGTAAGAACAGTTTCGTCAGAAGAATGGCATTTTGAATATCGACCAGATGTAGCAGTACAAGGACCTTATGCTGTTGTAAAACCTGGATCAGGTGGTAAACTAGTCAATAATGGATGGTATACTGATCTAGGACTAAACAATCTAACAGCTTAGTGCCAGTTAATTTCGAAATAGACTTTGTTCAACCTTTGTTGAAAGATTTGCGAGATGGAGAGTTTGCGAATGTGCAAGAATACGCTGAAGGCATTACAAGATATTACATGCGAGCTCTTTCAAAAGGCATGCCGTTAGGAATATCACCAACACTTCCATCACCCGCAGCATTAGGAGCTCCCGCTCCAGTGGGCACTGGTCCATTAGATGTATTTGGTAAACCCTTTAATGAAGCGAGTAGAGTACGATTCAAAAACACAATTGACCAATTCTACACAGCTCGCGAGATTGTATTATCAAAAGAAAACATAGAAGTGAAGAGGCGAGCGTTAGAGGGTATCATACGAAAGGCAGAGTATCAAACTAAACTTTTACAGACAACGATACAAAGAGTAAACGACCTTAAAACGCAAGTGGCTTCAATACCTCAAGAAGTAAAAAACACAATTGAAGGTGTCAAGAAGATATTTGAAATCTTTGTTAAGCAATTAAAAGCAGTTAAAGAAGATGTATTAAGTTTTTCGTTTGAAGAGCTTGAATCACTAGGAGATAGTTTTGATATTGAGCAGGAGTTCAAGACACGCTTCCCTGCAGAAGCAGCTATCGTAGATTCATTGCTTAATTTAGATTTTACTAATCCAAGACAGGTTATAGTTGCAATACAAAGGGTTAGCGAATTTTTTGGTAAAGTAAAAGCAGATACTCAATCAAGCGTGAGAGTGTTTGAGCAATTTGATCAACAGCAGCAGATTGATTACGTTAGACAAAGACTTGAGCAAGTTGTGGTAAAAATGGTACGAATAAGTAGTGGACTAATTTCTCCAGAAAGCTTGGGTGAGTTGATTATTGACCTCAAACAGAAGGGTGAAAAGTTTGATCAACAGACGGAGGAGGTTTTAAGGAAAGCCATTGCAGCTAGTGATAGGTTGGGAGTTATAAAGTTTTATGTTGAACCAGAGATTAAAAAACTTGAAGAGCTAATTCGTATAAAAAGAAAACGAATTAAAGAGCAGTTACAAAGAAGTACTGAAGTTATAAAACAATCGTTAGACAGAAAGATACGAGAACTGGCTCAGAAGCAGAGTAAATTAAAAGCCTTTAATCTTGGTGACAAGAAAAAATCATTTAAAGCGAGGAAAGAGAGGGCTGAAGATTTGAAAGATAAAATTAAGTCAACAGTAACAACAACAACTAAAAACATAAAAACAGCAACTGCTCTAATACAAAAATCAACTGCCCTTGTTAACGCTGGACTTGTCATTAAGGACGAGGTGTTAAATACAGTCGTAAACTTGCAATCTAAGGTGGAGAGTCTAAAAACAAACACAAAGCAAAATACAGAAGACCTACAGCAAATAAGATTTACACCTAATCCGGATTTAGCATCAAAACAGAAACTAATAACTTATCTAAGAGATCACGGATCTAGTGTAATCGCAGAAACACCTCTAGTAAAAGTAATTACAGATGCAAACCTTAATTTTATAGATGTAAAAAAATTATTTGAGGAAACTGATACAACATACGATCAACTACACAATAAAGTGTTAGGATTAAAGGAGGATTTGATTGACTTAAAAGATTTGTTATTAGAACTCAAAGGCGTTTTTGTAAATAAGATAAAGGATAGATCAAAAGATAAAGCTACACGTAAAAACCGTCGTGAACAACCAAAACAAACAATATTAAGCGTACTTAAAGAGTTGCAAGACTTATTTAGCGATGCGGATGGGTTTCGTAAAAAAGTTCAAAATGATATCGATAGTTTTATCAAGAAGCAACAAATAAACCTCGATAAGTACAAAAGAGATCTTGAAGCTAAACTTATAGCAGCGTTACCAATTCCAACAAAGACAGAAGATATTGCTACAAAAAAACAAGCAGCAAAGGAAAAAGCTGAGGTGATCGAGCAATATAAGGTCCAAGTGGAGCAGACAACAAAAAAAACCGAAGCCGTATCGTTATTAGCAGCAAATGCAGTTAAGCTTGCTACAAACTTATCACAAGGAAAAATATCAGCAGCTACCAACGATCCAATTATGCGAAAAGTGGCAAGTGCCTTATTCAATTTTAACACAGTAGGGGTGGATCCACAAAGCCCTAAATACAAACAAGAGGAGGATCGAAATCGAATTTTACTGAAAGAGGTTGATACACTGAGAAAGATCGACACTTATGTTTCAATCATTACAACAATAGCACAAGATGTGTCTAGTTACAAGAGTACGATATCTTTTGGATCTACAATAAAGAGGGAGTACGAACGAATAGCACAATCAGCAATTCAATCACAAACATTATTTAATCAGGGAGGTGTTAGAGGGATATCACCAATAATAGATAAACTACTGGAAAGCCTCGAAACAATATTTAGTGGTCAGGCAAAGCCTGATGAAATTATAACGGAAGTTAAAAAACTGATTATAATTAGCAAAAGCGATCCTATTGCTGAAACCCTACAATCACAAGCGTTGGTAAGAGTATTGCAAAGCTTTGAAAGAGAGTATCTTGTCAAAACAAAAGTAGCACTAGCTAAGATTTTAGGAACAATAACTCCACAAGAAGAGCAGCAGTTGTATAATAAGCTAGTAAACATATATGAGGCGATTGAAAAAGGAAAAGGTTCATTAATAAGCATGCTTATACTAGAAGTGGTTGAGTTAATAAAACAATTCGAAGCATTTATTAAAAAGCAAGTAAACGATCAACTTATAGCCTTAAAGCAGCGTGTTAAGAATGAAATTCAAAAAAACAAACAACAATACGAGCAACGACTGCAGCAAATTGTGAGACGAAAGGATTTTGCTGATCAAGCCGCTGCATCATTAATGTACATCACAGCTACGCAATTATTTTGGACCGGAGCTAGCTGGCAGAATTCTGTTGGCACAACCTTTCAAGTATTGTTTATAAAGCCAATGAAACGGTTAAAGGTTAACGGACGAATAGAAGGTTACGAAGCAGCAGTTCGTGAGCTGGCTAAAAACTTTGAAAAACAACTAGATAGCGTGCAAGGGTTATGCATACCAAATCCAGCAACTGGAATACCACCATTTCCATTCAAGGGCTATAAATAAAATTAAGCCCTATTTATATAAAACAATACAAATATGAAAGCAGTAGATTTTGCAAAGGTCTTAAAGGAGATCATTAAAAAAGAAGTGCGAACGGTTATACGAGAGGAGTTAAGGGAAGCTTTGGGAAGAGCTCCGCAACCATCACAAGCACCTAAAAGCACACAAGAGATGTTTTTGGCTGAACCTAAACCTCAACCAAAGCAAACAATTAAAGCGCTAACTGGCAATACAGGTCTAGATAGTATTCTAGCTGAAACAGCTAACGCTATGAGAAATGGTACATCCCCAGTGATTGAGGATGATCAATCGTTTCCTAGTATGAGTGAAATGTTTACAGCAGATCAGGCTCAAGGGTTTGGTTATATGATGAATCAAGAACACGATCAATCAGCTTACTCAGCTCCTGCATTAAACCCAAACGATCCAACAGCAGCGTTTATGAAGGATTATTCTCAAGTGTTACAAAAAGCAGAAGCAATTAATACTAGAAAATAATGGCAATTGAAATAACACAACCAGCACTAGATTTTGAAAACGACGTAGCCATTGGCATAGACTTGCCTATGGGATCATATGCTGGTTCTCAGTTTCAATTGAATTATATTACAATAAACCAAGCAGTAGCCAACGCTAAAAACTTACTACTAACTAATCACGGAGAGCGTCCAATGAGACCATCTTGGGGTTGTAATTTACGTGGTGTGTTATTTGAAAACTCAACAGATGAGTTAGTTGAAGCAATAGATGATACAATTCGAACAAACTTTGAAGTGCAACTACCGTATATTAACATTGCTAACTTACAAGTTGCAAGGTCACAGACTAATCCAAATCAAATTAACATAAGCCTTTCGATAAACTTGATTGGAAATCAATTTGATACAAGACAAATAGACGTAACACTAGACAACCAAGAGCAATAATATTATGCCAGATCACACAACATCAAAGGACGTAAAATACTTAGGTAGAGATTTCGACTCTATAAAGCAGGGGTTGGTAGATTTCGTTAAGAATTATTATCCAAACACGTATAATGATTTCAACGAAGCTTCACCAGGTATGATGTTCCTAGAGCTCATCTCGTATGTAGGAGACACACTCAACTATTACATAGATTCTCAGTTTAAGGAATCATTATTATTGCAAGCCACAGAAAGAAGGAATGTGTTAGCGATAGCAGCTGCTATGGGATACAAGCCTATGGTTAGTGTTCCTTCAGCGGTAGACTTAGATGTGTTTCAACTAATGCCATCAACTGGAACTGGAGAGAATGCAGCACCTGATATGAGGTATGCGCTATATATACAGCCTGGGATGCAGGTACAAGCTAATTTATCAGAATTAGTAGAAAACACCTTTTCAACAGCTAGAAGCGAAACACGAAACACCACAATCAACTTCTACATACAAGAAGCTGTGGATTTCTCAGTTGATACTACAAATGATCCAGTAGAATTCACAGTATATAGTATTGATGGTGACGGTAATCCGGAGTACTATTTGGCAAAAAAGAAGATAAGAGCTGTATCTGCAGTACCACAAACCCAAGAAGTTACTGTAGAAGCGGTTGAAAAGTTTTATAAGTTTAAGATACCTTTTGCAAACAATCGTAATATAAACGAATCACCAAACTTTATAGGGATAGATAGTATAATCGATTCGGATGGTAATGTGTGGACAGAGGTTCCATATTTAGCTCAAGATACAGTATTTGAAGCAGTTGAAAATACACAACTAAACGATCCAGACGCAGCCATATACAGCAATGAGATACCTTATTTATTAAAACTTAAAAAAGTACCAAGACGATTTGTAACTCGTATTTTAGATGATGGTGTAGAGGTACAATTTGGTAGTGGTATAAGTAACTCAGCAGATGAAGAATTATTACCAACTCCGGAGAATATTGGGTTAAATCTCCCAACTGGAAAAATAGACATCGATCAATCTATCGATCCAAATGCTCCAGGCTTTACAAAAAGTTACGGAATAGCTCCATCAAATACAACACTAACAGTAACGTATTTAGTGGGAGGAGGTACTAGATCAAATGTAGCAAGCAATACAATTACAAATTTAATAGCTGTTGATACAAATACAATTAATTTCCCACAGGACACAGGAACACTAAATTCTACAATTCTAAATTCAATCGCAATAAACAACCCTACGCCAGCAGCTGGAGGCCGATCTCAAGAAACTTTAGAAGAGATTCGACAAAAAGCACTTATGCAATTATCTACACAGAACAGAGCTGTAACGAGGGAGGACTATATGATTCGTGCATTATCTATGCCACCAAAGTTTGGAAGCGTGTCTAAAGTGTTTATAACACCAGACGAGCAAAACAACCTACTGACAAGTGATTCAACTGATATAGCAGCTAATCCGTTAGCTATGAATATGTACGTGCTAGGTTACAATGCCGATAAACAACTAGTTGCTACTAACACAGCTATAAAGGAAAATCTTAAAACATACCTATCACAATATAGGATGTTAACGGATAGCATCAACTTACGAGACGGATACATTGTGAATATACAAGTCAATTTTGATATCATACCATTCCGTGATCAAAATGCAAATGAAGTGTTGTTGAGATGTGTGCAAGCAGTAAAGAGGCATTTTGAAATTGATAGATGGCAAATTAACCAACCTATCATCCATTCAGACATCATCAGTATCTTGCTTGGAACAAGAGGTGTACAAACTGTAACCAACCTATCTTTAAAGAACCTAGATAACGCAGCTTTAGGATATAGCAGTATATCTTATGACATTATTACTGCAACAAGAAACGGAATTACATACCCTAGTTTAGATCCAATGATCTTCGAGGTAAAATACCCAGATAACGATATTAAAGGACGAATAGCAACATACTAGCATGATACTAAGATTTTATCCAACAAAAGACGCTACAATATATGAAAACGATCCAGAAAGAAACACTGGACGTGATCAGGTATTAGAGCTGATAAAAATAGGTGCCACCGGATCTGTCAGTGGAGCCGTAACTGCAAGCTATAACTCAAGAATATTGCTTAATTTTGATTATACATCAATATCAGCTAGTATTGTAAGTTTAGGTTATGACCCAAATAACTTTGATTTTGGTGTGAAGTTATTCGCAACAGCGGCAGAAGAAATTCCTGTAGAATATAGCCTAGAAGCTTATCCAATTTCCGGATCGTGGGAGATGGGAGTCGGTAGGAGCTCTATCTCTCCAGCTAACACTGAAGGAGTGAGTTGGTACTACAAAGCTGGAAAGACAGATATATTTAACATATGGGTAACATCCTCATACGCTGCTCAAGTCACAGCTTCTTGGCAAGTTAATCCTGGAGGAGGTAATTGGTACACATCTAGCGCAGCATCGCAATCCTTCGATTATACTACTACGGATGTTGATATGGATATTACATCCATAATAAGACAAGTTCAGAGCGGCTCTATAGAATTCAACGGAATCATCATAAAGAAGAACGACATTGCAGAGCAAGATTTGCAGAAGTTCAAAAAATTCCAATTCTATAGTAAAGAGACGCAAACAATATATTCACCGGTAATTGAGGCTAGATACAATGACAGTGTTACTACTGGATCGCTTTCTATTATCGATACAGAACAAGAGTTTAATGTTGTATGCACAAACCTACGAGAACGTTATAAAGAAGGTGCAAGACCAAGACTTACATTTGCACCACGATACAGATACCCAGCAATAATCTATCAAACATCGTCTTTATTCTTAGATCAATATAGATTACCAAGCGGATCACAATATGCAGTGTATTACGCACATTCAGATGATAGCGTTATTGGTTTTAGCGACTACACACACCTAAGCCACGACGATAGAGGTAGCTACGTTAAGCTACACCTAGACAGCTTTCAACCGGAGAGGTACTATAGGCTATTGCTTAAAATACCACAAGAAGATGGAGTGAGTTATGATATCTATGATCGAAATTGGATCTTTAAGATAGAACGAAACTAAAAGTTATTATATGGATCATCACCAGTATCCCCTATATTACGCTAAAGAGGGTGAGTACGTCACACTCGATGGTCAACCCTACATTGGACCTTTTCATAAAATGTCTTCGGGTATCCTCATGACCGGAAAACAACATAGCATATCTTCTACAGTAATAGTATCAGCAAAAAGCAAAACAAGCACAGCACCGCCACTACAATCGGTATCACCTAATACAACCTTAAATGAAAATGAAACCGAATACGATCTACTACCAGAAATTATAAATAGTCCGCCAGTAATTATCAAATCGATGGCTGAAGCATCTACTCCGCAAGTTAAACCGTCAGTAGCAGCTGGAACATTGGATAGGGAGTATATGTACTTGTTTCCTGACGGTGCAACTAAAGTGCATGCAGGGGTTAACATTACACTACGTATCGAAGCAGAGCAACCTAGAATACTTAACGTAGAGAATGGCGTCCTCGAACTGAAAGATTCACAGCAAGATTTAACATATAGATGGTTTATTGACGGAGAGTCTATTGTATCTAACGATACCGATAGCTCATTAAGAGCATCAAGGATAATTGAAGGCAACTCACTAACCATAACCAACATGATACCTCGATATGCTGGAGTGTATACTTGTATAGTCAGCAATGATATCGGTGGAACAGATGGAGGCTCGTTGAATTTAGAAGTTTATAATTCAAATGTTGACAGCTTCTTCTATACAAATTTAGTTACTAACCCTAATGGATTAGCAGAAGATGGCACACCATCTTTAGATGGATGGGAGTCTTTATCTGGGACTATGATTGCAAAAGAAATGTCTCCCAAAACTATTGGTAATCGAGATAAACGAATTACAGTAGATCCGATGAATCAGGATTTTCATTGGACTAAGGAAATGATGTTTCCACGACCATATCAATTAGATGGTGGAGTGCTACAGAGTAACCCATTATCAAACATAAAAACATATATCACTCGAGAGAAGTATCAATATGGTGTAAATGGCGGAACAAACCTTGCGCAAATATACCAAGATATAGATCTCACAGACTTGCGTGAGCATATTCGGGGATCTATATATGGAGTGTCAGGAGTAACAGCGGTAATATCGTTTTACATAGGAAACGCTATCTATAACTACGAGCCAGCTAGACCATACTTGACACCAGACGAGCGTGCAAATGATAGAAACTACTATGACGGAACAGCGAGATTAAGTCTTGAGAATTTTGTTAAAATGGGTCCAGGATTTGTAAAAGAGATAGCTTCTATTCAAATTGAAGAATATAATAACGAGACACGAGTACCTAGCCTAGGTAAGGATTTAAGACCAATAACAGTACAAGATCCATGGAATGCTCGACTAACAAAGTATAGCAATCAGATTTATTACCAAGGTGGAGAAGGTAAAATAAGCGGTTCAGATGGTCCTTCTGGAGGAGGGAAAGCAGACGCACATCTGTTTGTCGCAGATGAATTGTTCCCGACACAATTAGATAGATTTACGTATGGACAATACGCCGAATTTCAAAGAATAATATTGGATAAGCTTAATCCAAAAACTACTAAGATTCGATTAATATACACAATCAAAGCTTCAGAAACATTGGATTTTGTTCTTAATCAATTAGAAGTACAACGCCTTAATATAACAGATGGAATCTTTGAACAACCTAGTTGGGCAGGAAGCTGGCAATCGGGAGAACTTATTAGAAGTGCAAATGCTCCTAAGGAGGAGGATAAACCATTTAACGCAATCCGTGACAATTACAGAAGCAGTCTACCATGGCCTGATAGTGCAGAACAAAGAATACCAAAGCAGTCTGTATCAAGAGCGTTTGCGTCTGGGTTTAACATAACACTAATACCAACAGGATCAGCACAAAACAATGGATCATCTGTGAGCAGGATATATTCACGCAATACTCGTGTGCAAGGATTAGTACCATCCTTAATTAATCCAAACGCT